AAGCCGACCGATGGCTCTATGCCCACTGCCCCCTCGACTTCATCACATCCCGCATCCACGAACAGTATGCCGGAGATCCTAATGCCTCCTCGTGACTCCCAATCCATCGGCCCGATTCCTGCGGACGAGTTGCAACTCCTCAAAGAGCACCGGCGGGGAGCCAACAGGCCTCTGGTCGAAGACTCGGCCTCTGTCCCCCTCCCCGAATTCCTCCGTCAGCCGGCCACAATCCAACGGCTGGAGTCTAAGAGTGAGTTCATTGAGGCCGCAAACGAGTACTTTGCCTATTGCGAGCAAGCCAAGCTGGCTCCTCAACTCACTGACCTCGCACTCGCATTCGGTCTCCCTGGAGTCTCATCCCTCCACCGCCTTGGGCGTCGGCGTCCGGATCTCACTGAGGTCCTATCCCGGTGTATTACTGCAATCGCGAGTGGGTATGAGAAACTCCTCGCATCCTCGGCCTCTCGTGGTGCTATCTTCGCCCTGAAACACCTCCCGGATTTTGATCTTGAAGAGCCCGTCGGGTCACCGGAGGTTGCATTCTGGACCGACAAGCAGCAGCTCGAAGTAACTTCGAGGATTGCCGGAGTCAAGGAGGCGGATGAAGAGGGATCGGATCTCTCCCCCGAAGAGGCCTACGTCAAGATTATGCGTGGAGGCGTTCCGTTTGAGGTCCTCGAGCATGCGATGGCGAAACGGGAGAAGGAAATCAATCCGATCGAGTTGTTAGAATCCGAGCGGGCGGACCACTAGCCCCTCATCCGGAACTTGTTCCGTCACGGACCAGACTACCCGAACCAGACCACCCTTTCCGAGTACTTTAACCTGATGCCCCAGCCTGCCAACTCCCTCCGTCCACAAATCGATTGGACCCGTCCGTCGTACGACGAGACCTTGGTCTACCGGGCTCATGCCCTGGACTTGCTGCGCAGTGCCCGTGGCTCCCGGCACGGCATGAGGAACTATTACTCCACCCACTGGGCCGAGTTCATCAACGACTGGATGACCACATTCGATCCGCGGAACGTCAACTCCTCCTGCCCGACCTCCATGCCATTCATTCTCTTCCCCAGGCAAACTGAGTTTGTTGAGTGGGTGTTTGCCCGGTGGAACTCGAGGGAGCGCGGGTTGGCCGAAAAGTCCCGTGATGTCGGCTTCTCTTGGCTCGCATGCGCCTGCGCCGTCTGTGTCTGGCTCTTCTATCCGGACGCTAACATATCGTTCGGCTCACGGAAGAAGGAGAGTGTGGATAATGGGATTGATGACCCCGATTCGCTCTTCTGGAAGATCCGCCGGCTCATCGAGTTGTTGCCTAAAGAGTTCATCCCGGCCGACTATGGCTCCGGGAACAAATGGGGACTCGTGGTCAATCCGGAAAATGGATCGACGATCAAGGGTGAGGTGGGGGATAACATAGGGATGGGAGCAAGAACTACCCTGAGTTTTATCGATGAGGCCGATTCGCTTGAGCACCAGCAGCTTGCCGAAATCTCCCTCGCCGGCACGACCGACTGCCGGATAGACATATCGACCACAAATAATGTCGGAAGCGTGTATTATAACAACCGGAGGTCTTTGCCCGAATCCCAGGTCTTCGTGTTCGATTGGACAGAGGACCCGAGGAAGCGGCAGAATCCCGATATCCCTCCCACTGAGGAGCCGTGGTACCGGAAGAAGAAGAGGGAAATGACCGCGACGGCGTTTGCCTCGCAGGTCGAACGCGACCCGAACAAAGCGCTCGGTAACACGTTCGTTGATCCGATGTTCCTCACGAATGCGAACAACCGGCTCGTGTCAGCAATTCAGCAGGAGGCTAGTGTCCCGTGGACCCTTGGCCTCGACGCAAGCGGGATGGGGAACGATGAGTGTATTCTGTGTCGGCGGAGGGGCCGGCTGAATTTGCCGCTCGTGCCCCTGGGCAAGAATGACGGGGTTCAGTTGGCCCTGAAGGTCGAGGCTGAGGCGAAGGAGTTACTCAAAGTCGCCCCCATTTCCCTCATCGCCGTCGAGCGTGATGGCCCCGGTGGCTCATGTGCGGACCAGTTGAAATACGGCCCATTCTCCTCGGTCGTCCGCGCGTTGCACACGGGCACCCGGCTGCGTGATGACCGACACTACAACCTCCGGGCTTGGTTGCATACACAAGCACTCGAGTATCTCAAGGAGGGCGATCCTTGTATTCCCTACGACCCCATCCTCTTCGCCCAAGCCACCGGCATCCTTGCTGGACCGAAGGGAGGCTTGTTGCTCATTGAGTCGAAAGAGGAGTATCGGAAACGGTTGTCGGGGTTGAGGGCCGCTGGCGGCAAGTACTCCGGCAAATCGCCCGACCGATGGGATGCTTTCGTTTTGTCCTTCACACCTCCAGCCGCAGACCCCATCCGCTCCACTGCCCCATCTCGTGTTATGAATGCCGCGCCCTCTTGGCGGCCTCTTGATGCGGCGTTTGGGTACTGAGGGAAAGGGCTTGCTATGTTGCTTGGAGCAATTCGTATTGCTGATTGAATCCGGACCTCACTTACACACTATTCTTTAGGACACTCCTATGCAATTCTCTCCTGAGCCTGAATCCGACGCCCTAACCCTCATATCGAAGGCATTTTGCAAAGACCGTGAGGGGGCGATCAAAGCCCGGAAGTCCCAGGGCCTCGATGACATCTGGCGGAAGGCCCGCGAACAGTACCAAGGGATTGATGAGCTGAATCGGGCAAGAGGGTTTGATGCGGCCCAGACGCTCGATGGGCCACTGACGACGCTGCGGACTGTCAAGGATGAGAGCCGATCGACCGTGTTCGTCAATATCACGTGTCCGTATACCGACTCGGGGACGGCGCGGGTGTCCGATATTTATCTTCCAACGGGCAAAATGCCTTGGAAACTCCGGAATACTCCAGTGTCAGACATCGAAGTCATCCGGGCGATGCTTGTGCAGCATCCTGAGGCCGCTGAGTCCTTGGCCATCTTCCCGGAGCTTGCGCAGCGTATTCAGCAAGATGAGGACCTCCGGGATGCGTCGATGGAGCGGGCGGAGCTTATCATCAAGGATTGGCTGAAGGAAAGCAAGTGGTTGGGAGAACTCCGGCTTCTTAATAAGGAAATGGGTCAGGTTGGAACGGGGGTGATGAAAGGGCCGGTGCCCAAACTCAAGCAGCTTGATGAGGAGATCGAGAGTTTCCTTTCTGTACTCCAAGCTGCCGCTCCCGATGCTGCTGCGGAGTTAGAGCTCCAACTTCGCTATACCCCGACATCTGAGTGTATTAAGGTTGAGAATTGTTATCCTGCCCCCCATTGTGGCCCGGATATTCAGAACGGATCGTTCTTTTTTGAAAAGATCCCAGACACCTCTCGTCGCCAGCTTGAGGACCTCCTTGATGACCCGAATTACTACGCGGACCAAATTCAGGCGTGTCTTGAAGAGGGACCGAAGGAGCCTGGAGGGCAGCATCGGGATAAGAACCGTCCGTTTGATCTCTGGGTTCGGACGGGACAAGTTAAACTTGAGGGGTTGGTGGAGGAGAGTGAGATTACGGATGAGTTGTCCCCTTCGATTTTCGGCACAGCCGTCATATGCAATGATCGGATTGTCAAACTCGCCCCGAATCTGTTGTCTATCGATCGGTTTCCTTATGAGGTTGTTGTGTGGCGGGAGAGAGAGAACTCGTGGGCAGGGATCGGGATTCCGGAGAGTATTGAGACGCCCCAGCGCGGCCTGAATGCAAGTGTCCGGGCGATGCAGGATAACTTGGGGTACTCGGTCGGCCCGCAGGTCCTCCTCCTCAAGGGTATCATTGAGCCGGAGGATGGCGACTGGACGATGTACCCGTACAAACGCTGGGTTGCAAAGGTCGATGGGATCACGACGAAGATTGAGGATGTCAAGAAGGCGATCGACTTCCTCGAATTCTCGAACTACACGGATCAGTTGATCCCGGTGATCAACTTCTGGCTCAAGATGGCCGAGGACACAACCGGCTTGCCCCTCCTCCTCCAAGGCCAGTCATCCTCGGAGGCCGTTGGCGTGAGTCAGCAGTTGCAAAACAACGCAACCACGAACCTCCGCCTCATTGTCAAGGAGATCGATGACAAGTGCGTCGTGCCGCATATTACGAGTTATTATGACTGGGTCCAGCGGTATGGGCCTCAGGATGCAAAGGGCGACGCGACCGTAGATGCGCTCGGATCGAGTGTCCTGGTTATTAAGGAGTTGCAGCAACAGGCCCTTCTCCAGATTGGCGACCGTGTGCTCCAGCCCTCCTATGGCATCTCGCCGGAGAAGTGGATGGCCGCGTTTCTTGAAGGGCATCAGCTTGATCCGGAGAAATTGGCCTTGACGGATGAGGAGAGAGAGCGTTTGGAGAGTGCTGAAGCCCAGCCGGACCCGAAGGTTCAGGTGGCTCAGATTGAAGCTCAGGTGGACAAGTATGTGGCGGATCTGAGGGCCGAGATGGATGAGCTCAAACTCCAACTTGATGCGCAAGTCAAAGGCGCTTCGATCGAGCAAGCCCGGGAGACGGTGGATACACAGGCAGCCGCGCAGATTGCGACTGAGGAAATGAGGCAGGAGGGCAAGATGGAAGAGAAGTTGATGGATGCGGAGCTTGATCCAGAGTTGGCAAGCGGGCTGCCCGAAGGGCAAAACGCCCCGACGCTTTCGCCTGAGTCTACCGGCGCGTTGGCTGAGCCCTCGGTTGATGAGGCGCTGAGTGCGCTGGGGTTTGAACAATAAACCTTTCCCACAATTTATTACGAGGTTGGTATGTCAAGATCCTTAGAGACGGCTACCGTGGTCTGGTGTGTATTAGGGGAACGCAGCCGCGAAGCGGTCGCCTTGGGGTAGGTCGGGCAAGTGGTAGCCTAGCAAGGCGGCCTCTCGCCGCGCGACGGGCCGGCTTCATCGGCCCGTCGGATTTCCGCGGCGGGGGGCTGGCGGCGACGGAACCACGCAGCCCGTCGGTGCCCTACCCCAAGGCCAAGTTCCCCATTTAGGAACGCATTATGTCCTCTACCCCCTCCTCCCCATATTCCTCCATCCAATGGACCGAGTGGGATCGAGTTAATGGAATTGCTCCGCAAATCCTTGACATTCTTTCCCAAAGATGTATACTACTTGGAAATGCATCCCTCGAGCCTGGTCTCCCTGCTCTATCTACTGAGTTGATTCGAGGCCAAAACATCGAGGTTCGCATTCTACTTCGAGCCCTGCAGGATGCAGGGGTCGGGAGTCTGGCCGACGCCCATAATGCACAGCGCCCAAGTGGAGCTGAGATAAAGAGAGAGAGTTAATATGTGGATTGAGAGCGAGAAATTGGAGCAAGAGTTGGCGGAAGACGGGGCAGCTTTAGGGCTGGCTCCGGAAATGTCTCCGGGTGAAGGTGGTGAAGGGGGTGAATCCGTTGAGCCTTCGACCTACCTTCGTGATCTGACTGAGGACGACGTATATTCCCGTCTCCAGTCTGTTGCCGACTTGCCCCAGCGGCTTAATGCCGCCGAGAGTCGGATGTTTGGGTCACTTAGCCCGTTGACCGAACGATTGAGCGGTCTCGAGAAGTCCCTCGGGTCGCGTGCAACTGTCAATACTGAGGCTCTTAAAGGTTTGGCGGAGTATGACGAGAAACTCGCCGAGGTGGCGGGGAAGGTGTTTCCTGAAGCCTTCAACTCCGCGCCGCTTGACGAGGAGGCCCTCCGCCCATTTCTTGATCCAATGCGGGAGCAGATGCAGGATTATATTCGGGAGCAGATTGTTTTAGCGTTTTATACTCCTGAACGGATTAATGAGATTGTTCCGGCAGCAAAGGACGGAGTTCATAGCCCGGAAGGAGCCGAGCAAGAGGACTTCGTTAACTGGCTCGCTCAACAAGGGTACAACACGCAGCAGGCTGTTCAGACGCTTGGACCCCAATACGTCCGGGCGATGCAACAGTTTGAAAAGTGGCGTGAGGGACAAGTTAAGGAAAGGGAAAGTGCAGCGGCTAAGAAAGCCTCGGCACTCGCTGGGGGCGGTCAGCCGTCAGCTAATGGGAGGCGAAGTCCTGGGAGAGCCGGACCGCAAACAGCGGATGAGGCTTTTAGCAAGGGTTTCGCTGATGTCATGAAGGCTCGACAACGATAGGTGATTTAAATGGCCGGCCAGACTTATGGGAGCCCTTCCGTAGGGCGTCTTGAGATTTTTCCAGGGCGAATTCTCGCCAAAGCGATGTTCGATGAGCAGCTGACGCGACTTGGGTCGCAAGAGCAGATGCCTCAGAACAAGAGTGAAAACATTACGTGGCTGCGGTGGCTTCCGTATGGCGGCGTAGACAACCAGTGGCTCGCTGCGGGCGGGGATACCGCGTTCATCAACGCACACTTGATTTCTGAGGGTGTGACTCCGACTGCCGACTCCATCTCCTCGACCACGGTGACTGACGCCCTCCAGCAAATCGGGTGTCTGTATTCCTACACCGACAAAACCCGGTACGTGCATGAAGAGGGGAGTGAGATTCCTTCGGAGATGGAAGATCAAGCCGCTTCCCGAATCACCCTTTGCCGTGAGATGATGACTTACGGTGAGATGAAGGGCTGTACGAATGCGTTTTATGGCGGGACCGGGACCTCGGTCGCCACCGTCAACGGTCCTCCGACCAAGGCGTTGTTTCAGAACATTTCCCGAACCATCCAGCGGAAGCATGGCGGGATGACCAACTCGATGCTGAAGGCTGGGGAGCAGTTCGGTTCTCAGAGTGTTGACAAGGGCTGGTATGTATACTGTCATACCGACATGGAAGCCACTTTCGAGAACATGACCGGGTTTACTAAAGTCGCTGACTATGGCGGCAAGGCTACTATGGATGATAGTGAGATTGGTTCCATCGGCCGGTTCCGGATCATCGTCAACCCGATCCTCACGTATTATGTTGCGGGAGGCGCTGTCATCGGGAGTGCGGTCGCTGGGTTTACCCCGAAAGCCGATGACTCCACCAACATCGATGTCTATCCGCTGATTGTGATGGGCAAGGGTAAGCATGGAGGGGAGGCGTTCGGTCAGGTTGCTCTTCGTGGCAAGAACTCCATCGATGCCGGGCATATTCCTGTGGGCACCAAGAGTGCGGCTGATCCCCTCGGCCAGCGCGGATACGTTTCGTGCTCGACTTGGCAGGCGCAGAGAATTCTCAATGACGCTTGGATGGCGGCTGCGTTCGTCGGAACGGAGGACTTGTAATGACAATTTCGACTCGTGCAACTGCTGCCGAGTTGAGTGGAGGCGGCGCACAAGATCAGCGACTGTTGTCCGATTGGATGGATGCGGTGGCTGATATCTTGAGCGTCGGTTCTATCCAAGTTCCACTCGGCAGTATCACCCAAGAAGATGGCACCGCCCTGCTCAAACAGGCGACGACCGTCGCTGGATATCTTCAGGTTTCTAATGCAGAGACCGTAATTGATATTCCGGTTGATTGTTCCGCAGGCGAGAGCCTGGGCTTCTCCGTTGCGCTTCCCCAAGACATCGACACTACTGCGGACCTGACCGTGCACGTGCTGGTTGGCAAGGCGGCTGCGTTGGATGCTTTGACCCTGGATTGCGAGGTCTATCCGGTTGCAGCCGGAGATGTGGCCAATGCGGATATTCAGGATACGGCGGCGACTGCGATCACCGAGGCAGCAAGTGAGCTGACTTTTACTTGCGGCAGCAACGGGCTGTTGGTTAGCCCGTCTGCGGTATCTGTGGTCCTGGCTCTGGGCGGCACCAATGATGGGGACGCTGTGTATATCTATGGTGTATGGTTAGAATACCAGCGCCTGCTCGACGTATAAGAGGTATTTCTGATGACTGTTTCCATTACTGGCCTTACTTTCGCCCAGACCTCAGGGTCTACCGCGAATGATAGCTACATTCGTTTTGTTGGCACTGGGACGTACACTGCAGCCGATTTCATCATCACGCCGCATGATGGGCTGAATTTTAGCCCGTCGAAGGTGGTTGTGACAAACATCACCGACGGCACGTCGAGCGTCTGGTTTCTGCACAACACCGCCCTGACCGTTTCTGGGTACACTGCCGACATCGACGGAACTCGGACTGCTGTCGCTATTGGTAGTGCGGGAGTCTCGTATTCTAGCGGGTCCCTAACCGTCGACGTTTCGGCTGTCGGAGCGACGGGAATCACGGACAACGACGATTTTGTCATTGAGTGTTATAGGTAAGCGGGTAAGCAGGTGGGTGCTTGAGGGAATCAGCTGTATGAATTGCTCGTGACAATTCGTATGGCTGATTCCTCTTTTTCCCACAACCCGGCTTCCTAGCAACCCTTTTCCTCTCTTCCCTCTAGAGTTTTC